CGACTTGAATTTATCAAAAGGTTTATACCCCAGACCCTCTTTCACCACCTCACGTAAGAGACGAACCGCTTGCTCATCATCTTTAACGTTACGCAAACACGCAGCAGCAAACTCAAGAGGAAATCTAGACTTAAGAACACAGCACCAATAAGATACAAGCCCATAAGCAATGGCATGAGAGCGATTAAAAGCCCAACTGCCCATAGTGTTGATATTATCCCAAATGCGCTGGGCTTGTTCCTCAGATATTCCATTTTCAGCTGCACCAACTTTGAACCTTTCCCAGAATGTGTCAAAATATTCCTTTCCGTAAGATTTGGACATCGCTTTGCGCAAAGTCGAAACATCCTCCCATGACAACTTGCCAACATCGCGTGCAATCGTCATGACCTGTTCCTGATAAACAACAACCCCGTTGGTGACCTTTGTTATTTTTTCAGTTAATGGGTGCAAATACTCCACCGGAGCTTCACCAGTGTGACGTTTAATATACTCGGTTGTGCCTCCGGAGTTAAGTGGTCCAGGACGCGCCAAAGCTGTGATTGCGGCAATGTCCTCAAAGCTATGAACCTTCATTTGGTGAGTGACGGATTGTAGCGCATAGCCCTCGAACTGGAAAATGCCTGCGTACTTGGCAGTGTTTAAAACTTCAAACGCAGACTCATCCTGCAAAGGGTAATTTATCAATTTGTCTCTGTCCCACCCGACTTGATCAAGCACATCCTGCAAAACAGAAAGTGTGCGCAACCCGAGCGCATCAATCTTCAACAGATTAAGTTCTTCAGCGTCTTTTTTATCAATCTGTGCTGCACCTGTCTGACCAGAAACAGAACAGTACTCACTCACTGGGTGCTCAGTTACAATAATCCCTGCGGCATGAACCCCGTTGTGCCGAGCGTGGTTTTCCATATCTGCGGCAACTTTCATCTGTGGGTATTTTTCCAGCACAGCCCTGCCAACATCCAATTCATTAAATGTGTCCAGGATACAAAACGCGGCACGTGAATCTCCAGAGCTACGCTCGATAATTGCACCTTTCAAGTCGTTCACTTCCCAAGACGGGATGCCGAGCTCTTTGGCAACTTCTGCAATTGTGCTCTTGGCTTTGTAACGGGAAACTGTCCCCAAATGTGCAACTTTCTCTGCACCGTATTTAGATCGCAAATATTCAAATACCATTTCTCTGCGATCGTCCTGAAAATCAATATCAATATCTGGCAAGTCCTCACGAGTGATATCAATGAAACGCTCAAACAACAAATCATGTTCAATTGGGTCAATGTCGGTTATGTCAATCAAATAACAAACCAGAGACCCAGCTGAAGAACCACGCGCTGGTCCGACCAACATGTGTTGCTTTGCGTACTTGATCATGTCCGCGATGACGTAAAAATAATCTTCAAAGTTTTTCTGCGCAATCATATCCAGCTCACGCTTGAGCCTTGCGGCATAAACCTCGTCGTCCAAATTTATATTTTTACGCTTTGCACCTTCCTCACACATTTGTAGCAAAGTCTTCTGGCTGTGGAAGGAAACCATCTGTGCGGTCGGTAGATTAACATCGCACATCTGTGCAATTTTGTAAGTATTCTCCAGTGCAATCTCAGGTGCCCAAGGGAGTGCATCTCTCCACTCCCATTCATTTAAAACGTGCATCGGGGCAGTACGGTCTGTGCGGTTTTTACCAACCAGCACCTCGTACGCTTTTTTGTCTCTCACTGTTGGGTAAAAATTATCTGAAGTCGCCACAACCTGAAAACCTTTTTTCTCTGCAAACTCCAGAGCCTTGCGTGAGCTCATCGGGTTCAGCTCTATGAAAAGGTTTTCTTTCTTTGTTAATGGTAACAAACCCCAATCGGGTGTTGTTCCGCTCAGCATAATGATGTTTTCACTCACATCGAACAAATCATCATACCCAAGCCGAGGATAATAATAAAAATGTTCTTTGTCTGTGCTTTTGGTCACCAACTTATAAATTTCCGTCAGCCCAGCATTGTTGCGGGCGATGAAAGCCATCTCGTTGGCGGGTTGCTTGGAACGTTCTGTTGCATCTCCAACAACAGGAATCTCAACCCCGAACAGAGGCTTTTTGCCAGCAGATTTGCAAACCTTGCTAAAGTTTACATGACCCCAAGTGCCAGAATCACATATCCCGATTGCATCTCCGCTGACAGATTCTACTATTTTATTAACCGAGCCGAACGCTTTACGGAAACAGTACTCAGTTCTAACTCGGATATTGATCATGGGAAAAGTATAACCGCAACCAACACAGCTATTAAATTAACAACTATTGGATCCATCAGATGTGCCCTTCCTTTCTGTACCATTTTAAAATTTCCACTGTTGCTTCAACATCCGCAATTGAACGGTGTGCGCCAGTGTGCTCTTTCCCAGTAACCTCGAAATAAATTTCTCCGAGTTTACGGAACTTGCCCCAAACAGACTTGCTTATTTCCATAGTGCAAATATGATCTGGTGGCCATGGGAACTTTGTAATCTTGTCTATCCTTTCTAGTTCGAACCGCAGGATCCTACGGTCGAAAGATAAATTATGCGCCACGAGTTGACTTTCGCCAAGGAAAAAATCACACAATGTTTTGTAATTCCCTATGAAAGGTTTTTCATCCTTCAGCATGTCGTCGGTGATGCCTGTGATCTTGGTGATCTGAGGATCTAACTCATGACCAGGATTGCAGAAAAACTCCAACCGAGCAACCTCGTTCAGATCTGCGTCGAGTTTCAATCCACCAAACTCGATGATCTTCGGTTGGATGTCGAGGTCAGAACCTTCCGCTTTTGGCAAGCCGGTCGTTTCCAAATCATACACTATCATCAGCAGTTTTCCTTTTGAAGCCAGATGGCTTTTTCTTGGCCAAACAAACATCACATCGCCAATGTCGTTGCCCGTTCTTCAACAATATTCTTTTGAATGCTGGACGAGTCCTACAACCTTGGCAAGTCTTGCTCGTTTCACCGTTAATTATTAATGTCATGATCCAAAGACTCCAACATGAACGCATAAACTCCCATATCGTGGACTGAATCAATATGAGTGCCTGGCCAATTTTGAGCGTACCGCGTCAACTTGGCAACAATCATGTTAACAATCCCGAAACGATTCCACTCCTCCTCAGTACGCAGAGTTACGCCATCTGGGAACAAAGCTGTCATGACTTTGCCGTGCTGAAGGTAGTTCTGCCCGTAGACTTTGCTCCGCTCTCGGAAAGTTTCCAGAGCTTGTTCCATGCATTGTTCAGGAGTCATAATGTTCCTTTTCTTTGTTCATTGCTTCAATCAGCCCTTTCCGGTATCCATCCTGCCAACCTTCAGAGTATGCAGTTTGCCAACTCATGCCTTCCTCTTCTCGGTCGATGTAAGTTCTCTCGATTGCTTTTTCTAAATTGTAACGCATCGTGCCAACAATGTCGAAAACCCGCGCAACCTTTTCCCCGTCAAGTTCCAAATCATTCCCATTCAATTTAAGTTCTGGCATCACATATCTCCTGGAGCAACTTGTAAACAATGAACACCTTCCCCACGCCACATGTCCACACAACTGCTTTTGTCCTCAAGCACAAACCAAATATCTTTGTAATTAAAGTTGTCCTGAAAGATTTTTTGTTTGCAGTCTGCGTCTGAAAGGTGATTGTCGTTTGGTCTCATCAGCAATCTGTCGTAAGGTATATCGTTCAACTTCAACCAACGCTCAGTGTCTGCTCTATTGCGCTCAGTTCTCGCAGTCATGATAACGATCTCGGTCTCTGGGTCTTTTAACCTACGCAATATGTTGCAGATGGCTTCAATCGGTCTGTCGTTAATTCCTTCTGCGTTGAATTGTTCATACTCACGCTTTTTATAGAGCTCAACCCTATGACCATAATCCCCTAACGTACCGTCTAAATCTGAAATAATTACGCGCTTATCCACGATGGAGCCTCTCTGTTTGTGTACTTTGTTGCAAAAGAAATTTTTTCACCCACAATGTAATCGCGGTACGCTTGCACTGCGCGGTTGGGGTGTTGTTTGTATTGATCCGGCATACACTGTGGTGGTTGAGTCCAAGCAACATCCGGAATGTTTTTGGGTAACTCTTTAAGAGCTTGTAACAGCTTTTGCTCGGTCTTGTGGACTTTGCCGTAACGGTGAGTGTACTCTTTGCAGAGCGATGCAAAAAGCTCATAAGCCCAACGGTAATGTTTGATTGAAGAACGTACCCAAACTGCTGACGGGTGATTCTTGTGAGTGGACTTGTACATACCGAGCGCGTCTGCGTTGGTGTCGCCGTCCAACTCTCGGTGCGCGGTGCTGAGCAACTGCGCGGTCTCGAGAATCATCTTAACACAATGCTTGTCACAGTGTGCTATTGCTGCAAGAGGCGCGTAATGGTGTAGATAAAATATGTTCATCTTTTGTTCCTTTCTCAGAAAATTTCAATGTCAATATTGTTTAATGGCGTCTCACCAGATTCATGATCCTTTAACAGCTTTTCAATTTCATTCAAAACCGAAGCAGAATCATCACAACGTATCGGGTATTTGAACCCGAGCTCAGTAGTGAAAAACACTATGAATTTTTCCATATTTTTCCTTTCTCAGTAAGAACCATTATTATACTCTGTAATTGATCAAAAGAAAAGTCTGAAAACCCTTCTCAGGAGCCCAGTTTTCTTGCGTCTCCTTAACAGATACTGGACTGTCTTTACGCTTTCC